CATTGGGAATCATTACATCGGAAACAAATTGAGGATCATACCCGTAGAGAACATATGTGTCTCCACCTTGATCCGTAGGATGTAAAATGTCATCAGGAAGCATTCTTCCGTAATTATCGTTGCGTTTAATTTCGTAGACTTGTGCATCCCGGTTCCAGGTACCGTCTTTTAAATGTTCAGGTTTGGGCGCATCATCTCTTACTTTATCATAAGGATTAAATAAGACTTCGAAATCCATACCCGCTAAAGGTCCTGACAAGAATTCTATTCTCAGTTCCTCAGAATCCAGTTTGTAATCCTTCGAAAAGTGAAATCCGGGATCGTCATCTTTAAACCTCCATGCCAACCAGTCTTTTGACGTTTTTGTTCCATCTGGGTTATCTATAGTATCAGTATATGTATGAGTTGTTACCATATCCGTTACCCCTTCACGCTTTGGATAGATATCATCAAAAACAACGATCTGTTCTACAGCCTCCTCAGCTTTCATATCCGGGTAAGCATCAATATATGTCACTCCTTCGGGCATCAGGAGATGTCGGGTTGCAATTCCTTCAGCGATTTGAGTATCTTTATCATCTGAAAAGTAACTTACCGGAACCTTACTTTTTACGATATTATCAATCGTATATTTGTCACCAATAGAAGCTGTAACTCCTTCCGGAAGACGTAAAATATTTGCTGTCTCTCCAATATGAAAATCCGGATTATAGATAGCATCAAATGTCTTTCCACTATTTACTCCAGAAAGAAAGGTCACTGATGTGGCGGCAGACTTTCCGGCAACAAGCTCCATGTCTAGTGAAACCCTAGCAAAAAGTCCAATTCCCATCCCAATCAAAGTGTTGTCAAACTGTGGAACAAGCAGATAGGTACGTAATTTAAACAGTGATGCTCCCAATCCCGGTGCAAATTCTTTTGCTATGGGAAATGATAAATTTATTTCATGTTGTTGGTTTTCATTTAACGTAACAGTATTGCTACCTATAAGGATTTCCTTTTCAATGCCATCCTGCAAATAAATAAAAGATACACGAAAAACGTACTCGCCTGCCGGAAGATAATCCCGAGGAAATGAAGGCTGACCAGGCATAGGCATATAATAAGTACCAGTACCAAAACTGATACCGTTACCTTTATCAATGATCTTATAAATACTGCCGACTAATGTATCAACTAAATCATTATTGTTGGAGAATTCTCTATGATTACTGTTTAACGTCCCTGTTATGATAGGATCAATAACGTGTTTTTCTTCTGTTACTATATCACTAGGGAAAAAGTCAGTTACAAGTGACCTTGCCGTATCAGATAAATCCCTGCCATTAATATCCTTTACATCAAAAACCAGTTTTTTACGATACGTTAGCGGTATGTTGCGGGTAGATCCGAAAGCATAAATACGTGTTGCGTACGTACTCTGGCTATCACTTCGATCCATCTTGCCAACATTCATTCCAAGTTCGAAATCTACCGGATCACCATTCTCGCAACGACCAAAGTGAATCTCATTTTTAACTACCCACCATTCACATTCAAAAGCTTCTGCCATCTGAGAGAGGGCGTCAATCAGATTTGTGCTGTCATAAGAAATCAACTTCGAAGAAGTATTTACCGAATCGTCTATTGTGCATTCGAATGCTTCGCCTTGATATTTATACCCAAGCACCTCCAGATTCTTAAGAAAAACCTGCATATGTACTTTTAGACTGTCAGTAAGATTCCAACTGGCTTCACGTCCTCCATTTTCAGGAGTAAAGAAAAACATTTTATTCTTCCACTTCCAATAATAAGCATCCAGCCGCAGATTATATTCATAAGCACCCGTTTCTATGTTATAATCCGGCTTATACAAATCTACAAGCTCAAACATGCCAATTTCATGGTCTACATTATCTCCCAGAGAAAAAGGAATAAGCTTATCCAAAGAGAACTTCAAAGTAATATAATCCTCCTTCATCAACAGGAACTTACGCTTGCTCCCTTGATTTATGGGAGTAGAAAAGCGTATATTTCCGGATATGTCTTTAATATCTATCATACTGTTTTCGTTCTATCATTAGGATTCGGTTCATATAGTTTCAGTGAGAACTTTCCAATGCCGCGCATAAACTGGCTGAATTGGCTGCACGATTGATAAATCGTTTTGTACACGACTTTAGGCTGATATTTGGTTTCTATCTCAAGTGCGCCTGTTGCCAGTTCTTCACAAAAGCTATTGTATCTCTCAAAAAACTGTTCCTCACTGGAAGCCGTCAGGTTAATCTGAAGAGTCAGGTTTCTCACATCTACCCTTGGATTGGCGATGACCACCCGTTTTCCATGTTCCAGCCGACTCTCGTTTTCTATAAAAGTTTTGTTGGAGGATGGTGTCATTAGTTCGGATAATGCATTATTATCCATGCTTATGCCCCAAGTAGTGTAGGCATCTTTACCGTTAATGCGCAATTCGTCTTTCATATCATTATATGTTTTTTGTATTTCTATCTATATTATCCAGTTTCTCTCCAAATCCCAGTAGTACTTTTGTATACTTTGCAATATCTTCCAGATGCCCGTTTGACATAACAGCCAAATTCCTCATATCGGTTAGAAGCAGGTTACTATCAGAAGCCGTGGTGCATAATGAAGACAAGCTCCCCAAAACAAACAGCATTGAATTCTTGATTTCCTCATTAGATATCTGCAAAGCAGTAAAACGTCCATTAAGTTCATCTCCTGTATCCTGAGACATCGCAGCAAATCCTTTCTGAGTGGAAGATTGAGAAGACGACTCTTCACCAGAAGACCAACCGAATTGTTGCATTAAAGCATTGCGCTCTTCCAAAGCATCGGAAACAATGCCATTCCAGCTTTCTTGCAAATCTGCATATTCCTTTTCATCAATACCGCCTGATTCATTGGCTTTAGCAAAAGCTTTATACCATTCATTAATTCTAGACTTATAATTGTCAATCAGCATGGAATTAAGAATAGCTTTCTGCATATACTTCTCAAAATTATTGGCAAACTCTTCTGAGGAAGAATCCATATCAGACAATGCATCCAGAAAACTACTAAAGACATCATCAAAAGATACTTGGGTTAACGATTCATTCAGAAGATCTCTCATTTCTTCCGTTTCCTCATTACATGCAATTATTTGCTCTAAATATTCGCGTACATCCCCATCTAATTTTGCCCAAAAAGTAGGAGCATCCCTTTGTAGTGTTGCAAGCTGCTCAGCTGTTAAATCAAATAATCCAGTCATTCTATTCCCAATATCATCGGGATTCATTCCTATTGAATTGGCAAAGTTGTTCCACTCTGCCCATCCTTCATTATTCATACCCTTACGCATTCGTACGCCGATAGAATGAGAGCCTGCTGATGCTCCAGCATTCAAACGCTCCTTGCCAAGTGTTCTTGCTGCATCTGCTTGTTTTTCAATAAGCTCTATTGCTTTCTGAGAGGCTTCTACAGCAGCCTTTCCTGTCAATGTTTCCAATAGTTCTTTCTGCTTGCCAATAATTACATCAAGCACTTTCACATAGCTCTCGTAGTTTTCCTTGGCTGTGTCATAATCAGAATAATCAGCACCAAACATATCTGCTATTTTGGTAGCCACCTGTAATGCCGCGCCAATGATAGCTAAGATAACAGAAGCTTTCTCTACAGTTTGTATAGAAGTGGATGCTGCCTGTGCTGTTCCACTCATTGCCGTCGAAGAACCATTAGCCAACATTACAATACCATCAATCATTTGCAATGTAGATGATGCTATCCCCCCGGCAGCAGATATGATCTCTCCGGCAGTACCTCCTACTGCATCACCAATCTCATTAAATCCACTTTCTACATTTCCTAATGTCTTATATAATTCTTGCCATTCTTTTATACCCCGCTTTTCAGGAGCTGTCTGAGTCTCGTTAGTTTTCTCACTAATTTCATTTTTTAATGAAGATACCTTTGCTCTTTGTCCCGCCAGTTTAGGATCATTGGGACTTAGAAATTCAGATCGCTGGAGCTCCTGCTCTGCTTGAAACAGTAATTTCTGTAACTGTTCCAAACTCATATTTGCTATGCTATTAGTCCACGACTGAAAAGAATCCTCGCGCATAGCAAACTCACTATCAACAGCCTCCAAGGCTCCTTCTTTCTGATAATCATGTTCTGCAAGTGTTTCTTTAGAAGCTCCTGCTTTTCTTAATGCTTCTCTTTCCTGTTCAAATTTCTGTTGTACAGCAAGACGTTTTTCTGTATAACCTTGATATTTTGACAATATTTCTTTATAGTATACTGATATATCATTCCCTTGTCTCGCAACAGTTTGTTTCAATATATTAGCAAATGCACTCTTTTCATTTTCATTCAGAGATACAGTCGATTCATCAAAAGTTTTACCTTCATTCTTTGAATTAGCTTCGAATATAGTTTTTTCCAAATCAATTTTCTTTTGGAGATAATCAGTTTTTAATCTTTTTAGTTCTGCTATTTCTTTTTGATGATTTAACTCCATCTGAGCTAGCTTTTTCTCTTCTCCTTCTTCCATAGCATCAATTTCAGCCTGAGCACTTTTATTCTCTAGATCTTCTATTAAATTTGATCCTTCTAAGTCCTGCCTATTGTGTAAATCTTCCTGCTTTTGTTTATTATCTCCAGAAAAGGAAGCCTGTTTATCATAATCAGCACCAGTCCTAAGCTTATACAGTTCTTTTAACTTATTAAGCGTTTCGTTTGCTTTTTGTAATTCACTATCATCAGCAAGACCGTCTTGTGCTTTTTTTCGTTGATTATTTATATTTTCTTTTACTTTTTCTATCTCAGAAACTAATTTTTTTAACGTCTTAAGACCTTTAATTTCACCGTTATCCGTTTTCTCCGCATTATCAAACAATATACCTGCAACCTCTTCATCGGTGATTCTGAACTTAGATTTATATTCTTCAAGAACAGTTTCAGTAGCCTTAGTTTCCTTACTTATCTCTGAACGCAAGTTAAACACATTGTTCCTAAAGTCAACTAAACCATCTTCTGCATTGTCTCCCCATTTCATATCCCAAAAAGTTGCACTTTTCAAATCCTTTATCACATTCGGAGACAAAGCTTTTCCACTCATCGCACTATCAAAAAATTGATTATATAAGTTCCCGCCTCTAGTCTGACCAAACTTTTTAATCAATGTATCATATGCAACATCTAACTTTTCACTAATTGTTTTATCAAGATTCTCTTGTTCAGTATTAAAGAAAAACTCAAACTTTCGTTGCCCAATTGACAAACGCATATTTTCAACTAATTGAGCATACGAAGTTGAAAGATTACCGACACGATCAATCTCTTCGTCAAGACCAATATAATACTGACCGTAATTATCAACTATAGTTTTTTTTATTTTATTATACTCTTCACTTCCTTTCTTCACTTCTATCAATTTTCTTTCTAAAGAAGATAATTTAGAAACTTCAGAAGTCAGACTTTTTTCTACATTCATATTTGCTTCATTCAAACGACTATGAGCTTTTTCCAACTCAGTTTCAGCAGTAGTCACTTTATAAATTGCGTACCCAAGTCCCACTACAGCTGCCGCAATAAAAGTGTATGGATTTTGAAGAAGCGCAATAGTATTTGCCTTTATTGCTCCTGTAAACAGTTTTGTTTTTGCAGCAGCTAATGCTTGTGATTGGGATACAACCATTCCTGCTTTAGCAGCTAACAACATCTCCAAGTTAGCCTGCTCCATCACTATAAGATTCAATCTTTGCAAAGCAGTAATAGTTATTAGAATTGCTTTATATGACCCATATACTATTACCAATTCTGATACTGCTTTACCTAATTGCTCATAATTATCCAAAATATATTGAGTTCCATTAAGAGATTCATTTATAATTCCTTCCTGAGATTGGCCCACTTCATTAAGCATTGACTCCCATGCGTCACGTATGTTCTCAATCTTGCCAGAAATAGTTCTAGATTGTTCGTCCATTAAACCATAAAACTGACCGCCTTCATTTGTTAAATTACCTATAACTTTCTGTACTTCAGGAAAACCTATTTTACCTACAGACACCAGTTCAGTTATTTTAGCAGTTGTTACTCCCAACATATCTGCAAGACCTTGAAGCATAGGAATGCCAAATATCGTAAACTGGTCAATATTTTGTTCATAAAGTTTTCCTTGTTCCATTACATTTCCATACAGTTCAATTAACTGTTCTAGTGGCAACCCCATACCTGATGCAATATTACCTAATCGAATTAATGTATCATTAACTTGTTCAAATTCTGCACCATACTCAATCAATAGCTTTGCTCCAATAGCTAGCTCCTTTAAATTAAAAGGAGTTTCTGCAGCTGTCTTTATTATCTGAGACATTAATACATTCGCCTTTTCTCGATTTTTCAATAAAGTTGCAAAAGAAATCTCAAGCTGTTCAAACTCACCACGTACACGAACAACGTCACTAGCAAAATCTTTTAAAGTTTCTGTTCCACCAATAATATCCAATGTTTTCTTTAAAATATTTGCAAAGTCACTGTTCGCATTATTAGCCTTTTTAGATTCAAGCGCTAAAGCATGAATAGAAAAGCGCATTTGTTCAGCCTTCATGATAAAATCATCACTATTTACTCCAATGTTAAATGTTAAATTTCCCATATTATTAATCTTTCAAATTATTATTAGCCAAAACTATTGCAAAGCTTAATCAATATAAAAAAAAATGTCCTCAAGCTCGTGACATAAAGATATTTGTCACATAATTTATCATTATATCAATATTTCATGCAATATCAAGCAAGTTATTCTATTGATAGGAGAATCATTACTCAAGAAAAGTAGCATCTACTCTCAGTATTTATCTTGGCAATTATCGAATTCCAATAATTATCATTATTTTTGCCTAGAGAAACAAATGATCACATTACTATTAAAATCAAAAGTAAAAACCATGAAACAAGCACTACAACTATTTATAATCACATTGCTAATAGTCAGTTGTACTAAAAAGCAGTCGAATCAAATTGAACAATACGATTCTATGATCTTTACCGATGCAGAAATTAGAAATCAAGAAATACAAGACTCATTACAGCAAGCAAGACTAGACTCTTTGGCCTTAATTGCTTGGGGAGATGCTAAATTTGGTATGAGTATGAAAGAAACTTTATCTACTAATGCATTCAAAAATGGGAGAAAACAACATGGTGTAGATGAAATTACAATGAATTTTGATCAAGAGTTCAAATTTAAAAAGCTCTTCGAACTTAATAATTTAGCGGGAATTTCAGCTTATTA